GTTGCTAATGGTATCCCATACTGGATTCTGATGGATAGTACGCCCCCGGCGTAAGATAGCCGTGGTAGCAATAAAAAAATAAGTCAAAGTTGTGGGATAGGCGAAAGCCGACAAGACGGGAAACCCCTCTCCGTCTTCCCGCAACAAACCAGAGGGGATAAAAAAGAGGGGAGATATTATGAAACTATCGGTTATGGAGAGGATCACAGTTCAAGGTCTTTTGCCACAGGAAACCAATTTTACGAACCTTAAACTTTTGCGAATTGCACGGGAGGCTTTATCGTTCAATGACGAAGAACTCAAAGCTTTACAGTTCGAGGAAGGCTCGGAGTCTGGGACTATCCAATGGAAAGATGGGGCAGTACCCGAATGCGACGTTGAGCTTGGTGAAACCGCAACCTTGATGATCGTTGACGCCCTTAAAAAGCTCGACGACGAAAAGAAACTTACAAACAACCACTTCTCGTTGTATGAGAAGTTTGTTGAGTCAAATACAGGCTAAAAACATTAACTTGATATAGGAGGGTAACATCATGGCTAAAACACTTGCGGAGTTAGTAAACGCTATTTCAGACCCAGGTGACGCAAGGGCTATTCAGGACATTATCGAAAACATCGGTGATGTGTGTCCTGATGATGCAATCAGGCAGAATCAGCTTGACCGAGATTACACTTTCGAGGAATTTGAGTCACAGCCCGTGACTTCTAAAATCGCAGGTGGAGCGGCTGGCGGGACTACTGGCGACGAGAACGTGATGGCATTCGAGGACAACATGTTCGAGTATCACATTCTTGGCACTCAAACTATAACCGCCCCAGCTTTATGTTCAACTGGGTTAGACCTTGAAATGGATGCGTATGACAATGATGGGGTTGAGGTAACTCAAGGCATTACTGCCAGATCCAGGAGTGCGTTTGTCGTAGGGACGTCCCCACCTTTTTTCCTCAGCGTAAAGTTTTCAATTGAAGATGTTAGCGAGACTGACGACTGCGCTGTTGGGTTTCGCCTCGCAGAAGCTTACCAAGCGAACATCGACGATTACGATACCTGGTGCGCTTTTAACGTCCAAGAAGGCACTATCAATATCGAAACTGAATTGGACGGCGCGGCTGGAGCAACAACTGATACGACCGAGACATGGACTGGCGGGGCGACAAAGACTCTGACGGTACTCGTAAATGCAGTCGGTGTTGTAACGTTTCAGATTGATGGTGTGGCTCCTTCCACGACTGCGGCATTCACCATCACAGATGGAGACACAGTGATCCCTTTCTTTTATTTTTTGCACAAAAACACTTCTGCCAACTCAGTGATACTTCAGTCCTGGGAGTGTGGACTCCAGAGCGCAAGGCAATAGGAGGATAAATTAATGGCTGTTTTACTTAGTGATTTAGCAAACGTGCTCTCAGACCCGGGGGACGCAAGAGCTGTCCAAGATATTCTTGGAGAGTTTGGAGACACTTTCCCGGATGATAGTCTTAGACAGAATAGTTATGACAGGAACTATACCTTTGAGGAATTTGAGTCACAACCAATGACCTCGAAGATAGGTGGTGGCTATGCTGGTGGGACAACGGGTGATGAGAATGCGATGAAGTTTGAGAGCAATATCTTTGAGTATCACATTCTTGGTGCTGGGCAAACCATTACTGCCCCCTCGCTTTCTTCAACCGGGTTGAATGTTGGCATGGATCAGACGAACGATGAAGGCATTGAGATGAGCCAGGGCATTACTTCCCGCTCCCGAAGTGCGTTCACGGTTGCCACGGACTTGCCTTTCTTTTTCAAGCTTCGATTCACAGTTCCTGTTGTAGCTGGAACTGATGATTGTGCGATGGGGTTTAGAAAAGCAGAAGCCTACCAGGCAAACATTGACGACTATGACGAGATGGCGTGTCTAAATGTTATTTCTGGCAATATTACGATTGAGACAATTCTTAACGATGGCACTACGGCTACTCAAGATACAGGAAATGATTGGGCTGATGCCGAAACCCACAACCTTGAAGTGAGGGTGTCTAGCACTGGGGCTGTGTCGTACCTGATTGACGGGGTATCTCCGACTGTGCTACCCACGACTTTTTCCTTTGATGCTAGCGAAGTAGTTATACCATTCTTTTACTTTCTCCACGCGAATGCTTCACAAGCAGGGGCTATTACGATAGTAAGTTGGGAATGTGGACCTCAGAGCGCACAATCATAAGCCATGAGCGAAATAGACATACAGACCGAGAAAGAAGCTGCGGAACTCGAAGAAACAGTAAGGTATGCAGGTGCTCTCCTTCTGCTTATCAAGAAAAATATTGATACATACCAAGAGTGTCTTGTGGAAGACAAGCACTTTACGGGTATGTGGGGGGGCAAACCGTGGCTGTCTGCAACTGGGAACCTCCATGAGCGTATAAAGAAGTTCGCTGACAAGCACGACCTGAATGTTGATTGGCCTGAAAAAGGTCTTGCCCAATTTACCCGCAAAGTGCCGTGCATTATCGTTAGGCCGAGGTTGGTGGATGTGGTGAATTATGGATAAAGAACAGCCCAAAGAAATGAGTTTTGATGATATTCAGCAGGCAGTTTTAGTTGAGATTGCCAATGCTGAGGACAATAGAACATTCCAGAAAGAAAAGCGTACCGAGTATTGGGATAGATTCTATGGCCGCAACCTTGGGAATGAGAGAAAAGGCCGCTCACAGTTTATCACACGGGACGTGATGGATGTAATTGAGTGGATGATGCCGTATTTCATTAAGACTTTTGCCTCGGGTGATCCAAAGATAGAGATTGAGATAAAAGGCCAACCTCCGTTTGTGGGGAAAGCCTTGATGGATAAAATTCAGGTGGACTTGTCCAAAGGAACCCCTACGATTTTTACTCTGTTTTATCAATGGTTTAAGGATGCGTTAGTGTCCAGCACTTCACATACTAAGGTTGGCTGGGTATTAGACCAGAAGATTGTTAAGGGGACTTTTGATGATGTAACACCTGACAATCTTACTCAGTTAATGGACGACCCAGACGTAGAAATAGTAGAAACTGAGGAAATAGGTGGGCCGTTTACTCCCCCCACTTGGAAGGTAACAGCTAAGGTTAAGCAGACAATCAAAGACGGAATACATGCAGAAAACGTGCCCAACTGGGAGTTCGTGGTTTCATCTAAGGCTAGAGACGTTAATGACGAACACCCAAAAGGCCAAGAAACGGAAGTAACTCTTGACTATCTAAAGCGTGTTGATCGAGCTTGGCGGGATGAGAGTGACGAGCCGTACTTTCGCAACTTATCTGAGCTTGAATCAGGTGAGGGTAAAAGCGAACATTTAGATACCCTTACTGGCGAGAAAGACAGCTATATGGGGGATGACCAGGAAATTGAGGATTATTCTGGGGCTGACTTAGGGGCTAAAACTCCTGTAAAATTCAAGGAATGGTACACGCGGCTCGATGTGAATGATGATGGTTATCTTGAAGATATTGTGTGCTGGCTAGGGAACAACAATCTCCTTCGGTGGGAAATTAACAAAGAAGATTTGATCCCGTATTGTACTATTCGACCAATTATTGATTGTTATAAATACGATGGCACAGCTTTTGCTGAGTTACTGGTAGAAATCCAAAACTTAAAAACTCAACTATTTAGGCGGATTTTGGACAACTTTGATTTTCAGGTTTCTGGCAGATGGCGAGTAGACCCAGGCGGGTCGGTAGATTTACACGCACTATACAATCATACCCCAGGCGGGGCGATTTCCGCAAAACAGGGGGCGATAGAAGATATATCCCCCCCACCATTTAATCCGGGGAACTTTTCTGTTCTTGAGTATGTGGACAAGCTCAAAGAGAATCGTACTGGGCAAATACGCTACACGTCCGACATGAAGGAAAAAACTGCTACTGGGGTTGCTCAAGTGCATACCTCTACTATGCAGAGGCTTGAATTGATAGCCAGAATATTCGCAGAGGGTTTGAGGGACTTTTATCGCAAAATCGTGTTGCTGTATCAGCAGTATTCCACAGGACCATTCATGGCTAAAGTGCATGGGCAAGAGCGAGAAATTACCCCCGAGATGATTCAAGGCAAGGTTGTTTGTACTGTCAATATGGGGATCGAGGCCAGCTTAGGGATTGAGGAATCTCAGAAGATTGAGCGCATGATGGGGCTTTTGTTTAAAGTGAACCAGTTTGCTCCTGGGTTGTTGACTCCCGAGAAGATTCACAACCTGAGCAGGCGGTATATTACATCACTTGGGTTCAAGCAGGCAGATGACTTTATTGCTGACCTGAAAAGCTATGTTAAGAAGGTGGAGCATGCACAGCAAACCCAACAGCAGATGAAGCAGCAAATAATGGCTATGCAGAAGAAGATGGCCGAGATGGAGATGGCAATTAAGGAGAAGGAAGCTGAAACTAAGGCCGTGAAGGTTCAAACAAGCGCACAACTAAAAGCCGAAGAAATGGAACAAAAAGGTCTGCTTGAAAGAATAAGGCTTGAGCAGGATGCTCAAATAGCTCAAGAGGAAATAGCACAGGAAGAACGGGAATCTATGCGAGACTACAGGGTTGACATGATGAAGGTGCTTAACGATTCCAGAAGCGACAAACAGACCAAGGGGGCTTAAATGAATTATGAAGAAGCCCGACAAGAAGAATTATCAAAGCGCCTTACGCGAGGTCGGGAAGCACGGCAGATATTAGAGAATCCTTTAATTGAAGGGTTTTTTAAGGAACGGTACACTCGTTGTTTTAAGGATTTTTGCGAGTTGCCAGAAGATTCACCTATCGAGAAGTATCAAGCTGCACAGCAGGCGTATCTTGCTTTACAGCACCTTCACGATGAACTCCAGGGTTATATCACAAGAGCAGAAACAGACATTGAAGTAGGAGAAAGGGATGAATAGCGATACCAAGGAAATAATTAACATCCTTCTTCGAGGCTTCAAGATGATCGTTGCTTTACTGGAAAAGCTAAGGCGGGGGGAACCAACGTAAAATAGAAATACGAATATATAGCTGAATATTCCTCTAACATAGACGCATATTCAGAAAGCGAGTTACACCCTAAGAGGGTCTCATTCGAGAAATTAAATGAGGCCCTTTTTGTTTTACATAACTAACACACAGCGACACAGGCTGCCAGTAGCGACACAGGCTACAAGGAGGGAACATGGCTGAAGAAGCGACAAAAGAAGAAGAAAAAGTAGAAGAAGAGGTCCAGAACGAAGAAGAGGACGGCTTAACATCTCAACAGGAACCAGACGGAGATTCAGAAGAAGAGGCAGCTGAGGCAGCTGAAGAAGAACCGTCTAAAGAAGAAACGCCAGCGTTTAAGCTGGATTCTCAAAAGGAACCACCTTCCGCGCCAGATGAGGACGATGGAGAAATATTCGAGATTACTCATCTGGGGCAGGTGCACCGTTTAACAAAAGAAAAAACCGTTGAACTGGCACAGAAGGGGTTTGACTATGACCATAAGGTTGGCCCCCACGGGAAGATTGCCCGAATGATCGAGGCAGACCCCGAGATGGCGCAAGTCCTTCACGATGCTTGGCACAAGAAATACCAAGCAGCGCAACCTGGGGGCACAGAGAAACAAGGTGCTCCAACCCTTGAAGTAAAACCGTTGAATGACTACGAGAATGAGGGGGAGTGGCTAAAAGCCAATCTTGAAAGCGCAATCGGAGTGCTCGCTGCCCAACAGAAACAGGCGCAACCGGTACAGCCCGTGCAACAGCAAGGGCCAAACTTGGTGAACATGCTTATGATGCGAGATCCAGAAAATTTCAACATGGTTATGAGTAAGCTCCCCGAATATGTGAGTCAGTTAAACGTGCAGACCTATCGGAAGATTGATTCTGACCTTCCCTCGTTCTGCAAGTTTTACGATTACGTCAAGGGAGACTTACTTGCCAAGGCTGGGAAGCAACAGCAAACAACGGTACAGAAGCGAAAGAAGCCGTCCTTTAAGATGAGTTCTGGTGGTGGGAGTGCACCGAAACAAGAAGGTGCAGATTATGCTTGGAATTTACCTAAAGATAAATTTGAAGAAGCGTTAGCCAAAGCAAAGAGTGGCTAACTTAAATAGGAGGCACTAATGGCACTTATAACAGGAACGGGCGATATTGATGTCACCCTACAGGGGCATTATGATCGCAACCTATTAGAGCGAGCGTTGCCAGCACTAATCCACGGTCGTTTTGGGCAAACAAGGCCGCTTCCGAAAAACAAGGGGACTCGGATTAATTTTCGTAGATATGAGTCTCTTGCGGCCAACACAACTCCCTTGACCGAGGGTGTGACTCCTACTGGCAAGAAACTTACCAGTACGGATATATATGCAACGATCAGGTTTTATGGGGATTATATCACTATCTCCGACATACTTACACTTACCGGGCTTGACTCTACCTTAGTAGAAGGCGGGGAAGTTCTCGGTGAACAGATGGGTCTTACTGCTGATACCCTGGATCGAGATGTAATGGTAGCTGGCACCAGCGTTCGTTATGCAAATGGCGTAGCTGCAAGAACAAGCATTGCCACAGCTATTTCAACTGATGATACAAAATCAGCGGTTCGTACACTTGAGGGCAATGATGCCAAGAAAATCAGGGCCATGACTGTAGCTGGTGAAAAGATTGGTACAAGACCTGTCGCGCCAAAGTTTTACTGCATTGCTCATACTGATTGCAGGCAAGACATTGAAGCCCTGGCTGGCCTTACGAAGGTTGAAGAGTATGCAAGCCAAAAAAACGTGCAGGAAGAAGAAATTGGTACGTGGGGCAACATTGGTTTCTTGCTGACCTCAAACGCGAAGGTTTGGCTAGCTGGCGGGATAGCAGTAGGCTCTACTGGCCTGGTCGCTGCTGACAGCACGACTACTGACGTGTATTCGTATTTAGTGCTTGGCAATAATGCTTATGCAACCGTACCGCTCCAGAAAGGCAATACCAAAAACATCATTAAAGGGATAGGTAGTGCAGGAACGGGAGACGCCTTGAACCAGAGGGCGACCTCTGGCTGGAAGATGGCTCGGGTGGCTAAAATTCTAAACGACGACTTCATGTGCCGTATTGAAGCCGGTGTAACGGATCTATAAGGGAGGTGAACGCATAATGCAAGATGTAATTATTCTTTACGGACAGGGTACTGGTGCAAGCACTTTTTTCTATACTGGGTTTGCTCCTGGCTTTGTAAGGATTGATGGTTGGGGCGAAGAAGACTCAAACTATTGGTGTCCTCTTATCCCAGGCGAAGACTCGATTGAAATTATCGACTCTACTGGCGTCCGATCCTTGGATACTTCTGATGGTGTTCGCCTCGTCAAGTTTGACGATGCACCTGGGACTGTTCCTGGGTCTGGTGGAACGCCCTCGGATGTGGAGAATGGCCGTTGGTGGGAAGCAAATGGGATAGAGATTACTGCTTCCTGTGCTGCTATAGCAGACGGTAATCCATATACTGTGCTCGTTTTCCGCATGTCGGTTCCGATTGTTAGAGCCGTCCATGACGGCACGACTAACAGCCACACCTACTTCGAGGATAGCTCCATTGATTTCTTCGAGGCGGGCGTTTCCAGCAATGGCAAGTTTATCATTATCAATGAGTCAAATGACAACTATGCCTATGTTGGCACAATCACCAAACCCTCCGGCAAGACACGTCATTGCCGGATTTACACCTTTGAGGACGAAACTCTGGCTACTGCAACAGCAGCGGCAGATTTTGTTACCTCGGACGTTTGCTACATTATACCACGGCAGTGGGTGCAAAGCCCGTTGAGTGGTATCGGCTTGATGACTTAATAACCAAACTCACTTCTATATCCAGGGGCCGACAAATATGGTCCCTGGATATAATCAAGCAGCGACAATAGCTGCAAGGAGGACACATGAGCGAGCAAGAAACACCATATTTGGAAAGTGACGTTTTAACAAATGACAATAAGCCCTTTTTGCAAAAGGGGGCTTGTGTAATCGCTATTTCTCGAAAAAAGTTAAACGCAACCCATGAACCAATAGCGGTTCCTGGCGGGTTTGTTGGTAGAAAAGTCGAAAAGAAGCCCAAAGTCCCTAAAAAAGCTCTTGAGTGTAATATCAAGTGCCGGGTTACTCGGACTAATATCGACCCCGATAATACGGATATGCCTATTTCCGTTACTGTCAACGACCGCAGGAATAAACGTGAGTTTTTGCCCGGTCAGGAAGTAATGCTTTCAAGGGCTCATATCAACGTACTAAGGGATTCCGTAGAAGAAACCAGGCTCTTTATCCCCACAGATAGTGGAATTTACACGTCAGCAGACCCGCTCGGTTTTGCAAGGCGACAATACCCAGGGATGATAGCAATGGAAGATCCGCGAACGGGGCAGATTATGATGGTTAACAGAGTCCCAAATTATATTGTTGAGGAACTACCAAATGGGGACACTTAAAACACACGCTGATTTAGCAGCCATCAAAATTCGGGATTTAGCCGATAATGCGCCTGCTAACATCTTGTTCTCGGAAGCTAACAGGATGGCGTTTGTCAATGATATCCTTGAAAGAATCTACTATAAGCTTGTCTTCGCAGAGTCCGAGCTTGTGTATGCTGAGGGAACGATTACAACTGTGGATACTGTGCCAGAATATACCCCATCCTTTACCCATAATGGCTTTTTGCGTGATGGTGTTTGGCTGGATGGTGAAGATTGGTACTTAGCCCAAGTGTCTGAAGCGGCCAAGGTGGGGTATGACTCTAATGCTATCTCATCAACATCAGAGGTTGTAAATGGTGACTTTGAGGATTGGACTAGCGGGGATGCTGATAATTGGACAGATTCGACAAGCGCTGTCAGCGACGAGGAAACCAGTTCTTCCTATGGTGGTTGTGGAAGTAGCATGAAGTTGACGGCTACCGGTGCGGCCTCACAATATATTCAAAGCGATGCCATAACAGTTACAGCCGACCAAAAATATTGGCTCAGGTTCCGGTACAAGAATACGGCTGACGATGTAGCACAGTACGCGGTTTATGATGTGTCGAACAGTGCTGACATAGTATCTGCGACTGATTTGGATAGTACTACGAGTTGGAGCGCAGAGCAAAACATCGGCTTTGTGACCCCTACTGGTTGCACATCTATATATATTAGGCTATATGCCAAGACTGATGGGGATATTGTCTGGTTTGATAATGTGTGGTTGGCAACTGGTTCTACGTTTAGCGAACCCGAAGCATACTACATAGCTGAGAATGGTGACGTAGGGTTCTTGTGGGTCCCGGATGACGCCTATACTGTGCATGTCCAGTATTGGGAACCTATCACACAAATGTCAACTTATGCCACCGACACTTTGCCGTGGGGGGGGATTTTTAATCAGTATATTCAGCGTATGCTGATCTTTGAAATGAAGGAAATCCTTGAGATGGATAACTCACGGGATGCACTTATGGCAGAGATAGAGTTAGGCGAAGCCATGAATATGGTTTACGCCCGGGGCGTAAGAAAGCGCAGGCAGGTTAGTGATATGTTTTCCGTGGGGGGCATATAAGCTCATGCCGTTAAATATGACCCATATAGCCAAGACGCGAAAGCGTAGTATAGCGTACAAGGCTCTTTCGCTTGGTCCTTGGTCGCACGGTTTAAACACGGCAAAGCCTGCGTTTGAGATTGAACCGTCGGAATTGTCGTACAACTTGAACATGGTGGGGCTGAGAAACGGAAGATGGAAAACCAGGCCAGGCATTTCTCAATACACTACTGCGGCGACAACCAGCAACTCGGCCCCGAAGCATTTTGAGTTATGCCCGATTAGTTCAAATAACTACCAGTTGTTAGTAGATGACAACGACGTGCTTTACTATCTTACCACGGCGCTTGTCCCGGTTGAGATAAAAGATGCAACAGAGGGGGACACCACTATCCTGCCGTTTGCGGGTACGGCTATGGTTTTTGACACCAGCTATATCAAGTTTTGCGATTTAACAAATATTACTGGTGCTACAAAGGCTAATCCGTGCGTCATAACATACGATGGCAGGAGCCTACGAAACGGCCAATCCATCACTATAAACGGGGTAGTCGGCATGACACAGTTGAACGGCAACAGCTATACGGTTGCGGGATTAGACACCGACGCTAAAACCTTTCAACTTTCAGGGATAAATAGTTCTGCGTACACGACTTATGTTTCTGGCGGGGTCGCTTCCATGCTGGCCATAGCCTACGACAAAGGTTCTGGCACTACAGGATTTCAATTTGATAATAGCTCAGGGGATGACGACACATCCTTGGCTTTAGGGAATGGCACGAATACCCGTATTGCATGGAAATTTACATCACAAACCTGGGATACGGGGTACTCTATCCCCCCTCTTGGGGTATCGGCAAAGCTACAACTGGAAGGTAACGGCTACACAGGGACAGACAATGTAGACATAACTATGGTGGTGCGGGCGGTATCAGACGACTCTGTTTTAGCCACAAAGACTTTAGTAGAAGCCCCGATTGCGACAAACGTGTCTGATACTGCGGCAGCGTACACCGCCGCTTTTACTTCTGACGATACCACCACCGAAATGGCAACGGCGACAGATTATTACCTCTCCCTTGAATACAACAATGGTGATGCCACAAATTATATCCATGTGCGGTGTACTACGGTGGCAAGTGGTGGGCACGGGTATCATTATGCAGGGTCGTGGTCTGCTGATGCTACAGCAGACCCGATTATATCACTTAGCCCTGGCCGACCCCCAAAGGGGAGCTGGGGCGTAGTTAGTGATAACCATTTAATAGTGTACAACCCGGATAACCCGGGCAAACCTGTATTCTCAGGTCCAGGCGATTTTCTTGATTGGTCTACCTCGACGCTGGCAGGATACGTAGGGGCGGTAGATGACGATGCTAACAACTTCCCCGTTGGCGCAATGGCAGACCATTATGGCGACCTATTCATATTCGGGACAAAAGCGCAACCTTACCTTGCTAAACTTGAAGGCACAAGCCCGACAGATTGGGTGTTACCAAGGCTATACCAGAAAGTCTCTAGTACGCACAAGACGTGTATTAGTGTAGTCAACGACATTTGGTACGCTGACCGCCCTGGGGTGGACGGGCTTTCCGGTGTGCAAGAATACGGTGATTTACGGACTTTTTTTGCTAGCGACCCGGTTTATGACCGGATTGAGGACAATTTTGATGAGGATACGGCAATCGCAGGATATTACCCTATTGAGGGGCAGTACTTCCTCTATATGCCGACATACCACAGGGTTTTGGTAGCACATACCAAAATACCATCAAATATTCAAGCATCGGATGAAGGAGAGGGCGGGTATGTGCGCTACCCGTGGTCAGAATACGAGTTTTACAAAGACATTCTTACGTCCAGTACATACAAGTGGACAGCAAGTGACAGTGGCACAAATGAGTATTATGTGCAGACGGCGGCAGGGGGCGACCCGAGCATTGCCACGCAACCAGACTTTTTGCTGAAGGATGGTAACGTAATTACTGAGGGCACAGTAGGGTCTTTGAGTGACCATGAGTGGGACTATGGAGACAACGATTCTTTGGGCTATGACACGGTTTATTTCAGGGATGAATCTGGCGACCCCGATGCAACCAGTATCACTATCCATTCGGTTTTAGCCCCCACAATGTTTGCAAACTTCAACAACCTGTTTTTTATAGGCAGTAGTGACGGGTATATCTACCAGATTGATTCCTCTGAGTACAAAGACCAAGGCTCTCACGCAATTAGATTTGCTATGCGATCTGGGTATATCTCTTTCCCGTTTACGCATGTGCATATAGTGCAGCAGCAAGTAACCGCTGCTTCACTGTCTGGGGGGCAATTAGATTTAAAGGTTTGGACAGACGATCAGCAATTAGATTCAACTTATACTTTAAGCATTGACGATACGATGACCGTAGATCAGGCCACAATGTATGGGGACGATGCTCTGTTTTCAGTAGACCCTGCCCTTGCGCCTCGGTTTCAGTTTGTAGGCATTACCGCACGAAGCTTACAGGCGGGAGTGGAAAACATTATTTCAGCAGGCTACCCAATATATGTAGACGGGATTCTTTTCAAATATAAGACATTGAGCGGGTAGGGGAAAATGACAGATATAGTAGGGACAGACACAGTTAAAGATGCGCTACTTACAAAGGCCAATGCAGCGATTGGGTCGGTAGATGATGCTGAATCAGGCTTTACTGATTTAGACACCCGGTTAGACGCAATAGACGCCCTTTTAGCTGCTGTCAGCGACGATGGTTTTTATTCTGCTTGCACGTCCTCTACAAGGCCAGCCTTTGCTTCTATCAACCACGGGCATCTTATTGGTGAGACCGACACAGGGAACTTTTACCTTGCGGATAAAACTGGGACAATAGGAACTGCGGCTCGGTGGGTAGTAATAAATAACGCGAATAGTTACTTGTCTGCTGGGCTACCGACAACGGGCACAACTTATACAGTTATGAAAGGAACGAGGGCGAAAGAGGTAACTTCTGGTACAGTCATAGCTCCAACTACGTGGGTAACGGTAGAGTATAACGGCTCGACCTGGGAAGATGTTGACGATTTAGAAAATGCTCTGCTTTTTGGAGGCATGTAATGGCTAAAACATATAAGAGACTTGGCGCAACCGTGGTTACGGCAAACACGAATACTGCACTTTACACAGTGGCAGCAAGTACTTCAGCAATCGTGAGCGAACTAACGGTTTGCAATATCGGTTCTTCTCAAAGAACTTTTAGGATTGCTCACGTGGATGGTGCAATAGGCTCCGTGGCTAACGCTGATTACAAGTTTTATGACGCTGTAATAGACGCGAATACCTCATTGATGTTGAACCCTGGGTATACGATGGCGGCTACCCACACATTGCTTGTGAGGGCCAATCATGCCGAGGTTGTGTTTAGTTGTAGCGGCGTAGAAATAACATAGAGGAACTATTATGGGACTTGTAAAATTTCCTTCAAGTGCAGCAAAATCTGAAGCATTTACTT